TTTTGGGGTTTTAAAAACGAAAAAATAACCCTGTTTCCCCCCCCCCCCCCCCCCCCCCCCCGCATTCTGCGTGGGTGGTGAGGTCGATCACTTCTGCTATCCAGTCTTCCGGGAGCGGTCCGTCGTAGCTTTGGAGAACCCACCAACGGAACTCTCTGAGCCTTTCACGACTTTGGCATTCACACTGGTGGAGACATTGGACGCTTTGCTTGAAGATTTTTGCGCAGAAATGTCAGATTTCCTTTTTTTCAACTCGTTAAGAGTCTCCTGAATCAACGAGGAAACGGTCACTCTTGACCCCCTGCTTTGGCTCTCTTTTTCAGATTCTTCAATGAGCCATTTGTGGACACCTGCGGGCAAAGACACGCTGACTTTTTTGCATAACGATTCTGATTTCATATTTGAATAGTAGCACAAATTACTACTCAGGCAAAAATAAATTTTCGCCCGCAAACGTAGTGTTCATGCGGATGTCAATAAAAAAATAACATTTCACACATGGGGTGTTCTCCTTATTTTTATTGCTACCGCTTGCGACTTGGTAGTAAGAAATGCGCCATGCAAACCGCATTCGTAAAAACCAGCGTCAGTATGCCGAGCGACATGCTCGATTGGCTGAAGCAGACAGCCGCAGCGGAAGGCCGCATGCCAGTCTCCCGAATCATAGCTCAAGCCGTGAAAGAGAAAATGGATCGGCAAAAAGACAGTAAGCGGAGGGCCGCGAAATGATCGACTCAACCGCAATGGCTAACCGCCTCGGAGTGGCAAAATACACGGTCGAGGATTGGGCAAAGAAAAGCCGCATTCCCGCTTTCAAGATTGGCCGGAGGTGGATGTTTGACGAGTCCGACGTCATCAAAGCTTTCAAGCTCTCCGGTAACGATCTCAGCCGAGCCATCGGGAGGGTTTCAAAATGAACCACCAAGAAACTCTGTGGATTCTTCAATCCATCTGGGAAGCAATCAAGGCCCTCGGACCCGTGGCGATTCTGGCCGGAGTCACGCTCTGGCTAACAACATGGGGGGAGCGGACACGATGAGCGCCTTCTATGTGATCGACACCGAGGCTGAAAAAGTCGGGATGATGAACATTTTCGGTCCCTACGAGACCCGCGCAGGGGCAGAGGCATTCATACGCATGGACGCTTCCTGCCCGTGCGTCAAGGATTTTGCGGACTGGTGGGAGGAGTCAGACACGCCGTTAAAGGATCGGGATGCCGCATCGTCTGCGACTTATCAAATTCTGCAACTGGTCGCGGAGGTGCGTCCGGTCGGTAGCTCCTCGCTGAAGGTAAAACTCGTGGAGGAGGCGAAATGAGCGCGACGATGGAATGGATCGCCTCGACCGACGAGCTGCCGGATGCCGACGAGACGGTGATCCTCGCCCTCGAGGACGGGGATGTCACAACGGGATTTCTGGACGGGGAGACATGGCGGGACATTTCCGCCGACCGCCTGCCGGATGCGCCTGTTTACTGGGCGAGGTTTCCAGAGCCTCCACAACCCCGGACAAAGAAGAGGAAGAGAAAATGAAGGCAACAAAAGCCGGGTTCGATGGAAGTTTTGATATGCACCTTCCCAAGAGATTTGAAATTAGACTTAAAAGGGCTGGTGTTAAGTTTTTTTCACAAATTGATAAAGCCGAAAGCAATCAACTTCTTTGGAACACAGCGATAAAAACTTTGTTCTTCCTAAACAAAGACAGGGAGCTGTTTGAATTAAATTTTAAAAGAGTGAAGGAGGCAAAATGAAATACACCAGACTTGCAACATGGATCGTCTTGAATTCGGCCATCTTGTGGCTTGCGTGGGAGGCGGTCGGAGGAAACAAAGGCGCTGGGAACTTACTCGTTTTTATCGCGTGGTTTTTTGCGGTGCTGACGGTGACGGGGGCAATTTTCATCAAAGAGATGAAACCGAAAAAAACGGATTTCCAAAGGTCTGTGCCGTCACATGTTGGCGCTCTTTTTGAATTCTTTTTAGCGTGTTTCTTGGCCTGGCACGGATGGTTTTTTACCGCCGTGGCGGTGATTCTGACATGGGCGGCGCAAGAAAATATCTGCCGATTCATGGAAGAAAACAGCAAGGAGGCGAAATGAGCGCAACCCTCGCCATTTCCATCGCGGTGCTGACCATCGGATCGTGCCTCGCCTCCTATTACCTCGGCCGCGATAGCTACCGCAACGAGATCCGTGACTTCCAAGAGCGGAGACGCCGCTGGGAAGAGTTCGACGACGAGGACTGATCCACAACCCCCACCCCCCACAAAAAATTTCCCCGGAACAAAGAAAGTGCCTCGACGGGCGGCAACCCGACGAGGCGATGAGTAACCCAATAACTGAGATACAAAAATATGACTAACCAAATAATCGTTGCACCGCAACAAAAACCTTCCGCGCTGGCTGTAATGGCTTCGCGCTGCAATGTGGACCCGGCAAAGCTCCACTCCACCCTTAAAAACACAGTCTTCAAAGGCGCGACTGATGACGAGCTTCTGGCGTTGGTCGTTACCGCCAACACCTACGAACTGAACCCGATCCTGAAGGAGCTTTACGCTTTCCCGAAAAAGGGAGGTGGCATCACTCCAATGGTGGGTGTGGACGGCTGGATCAAAATCGCCAACCGCCAACCGAATTTCGACGGCATGGAGGTGGAAGTTTACGGGGACGGCAAAACACCGACTCACGCAACGGGGACGATCTACCTGAAAGACAGGAGCCACCCGGTGAAGGTGACTGAGTATTTTGACGAGTGCAAACGCAACACCGACCCATGGAACCAAATGCCTCGCCGAATGATTCGCAATAAGGCGATCATTCAAGCGATCCGCTTGGCATTCGGGGTGAGCGGCATCCATGACGAGGACGAGGCGAGGGACATCAGCGGCCAAGTGCAGATCGTTGCCGGTGCAAAACCCGTTTTCCGCCCTCGTGCGGTGGAGCCGGAGGACATCGAGGACGACATCCCCATGGGTGAGCCGGTGCAGGAGGTGCAATCCGTGGAAGAATTGCCAAAGTTTGAGGCGGATACACCGCAACGACAGATTCAAGTGGCGATCACAGACGCAGGCGTTTCTGAGGCGGATTTCCTCAAAGCACTAAAAGCCACGGCCCCGCAACTGGTGGGCAAGTCGAAACTGGTCTCCGAACTCTCGGATGATGCCGCAAATGCCGCTCTCGCAGACCTCAACGAAATCCTCACAGCTATCGAGGAGGGCGGAAAATGACCACAGAGGACACAGAGGGCACAGAGAAGATAGGGGATGGAGGGCCAGCGTTTCCGCATTTGCGTAAACATGTTGGGGCAAACACATACATCCCGCTTGCCGAGGGCGGAATGAGCCTGCGCGACTGGTTCGCGGGGCAGGAGAAAATTGACCCAAGCGAGGAGTTTGGGTGGGGCTTGCTTGAGGCACTCGCCGGGCCGCGCCCTGTTGGCGACTGGAGCAACAATGCACTCGCATTGTTCCACTGGTCAAATCTGTGGCAAGCCAAAATCAAATTCGCACGGGCAGACGCGATGCTCGTTGCACGCAAGGAGGTGAGGAAATGAGCGTTTTCATCAATGGAACCGAGGGGGTTTATTTCGACCTCGCGGAGGATACATACCGCGCAGCCACAGGCGTGAACATTTCGGCCCTGAAATCAATGGGCAAAAGCCCTGCGCATTACCTCGCGCAACTCACGCAGCCAAAGAGCGAACCGACTCCCGCCATGGTATTCGGAACGCTCCTCCACCGTGCGGCCTTGGAGCCGCACAGGTTGGAGGGTTCGTTTGCGGTGAAGCCGGACGGCATGACCTTTGTGACCAAAGAGGGCAAGGCATGGAGGGACGCGCAAACTCTGCCGATCATCACGGCAGAGCAAAACGAGGCGCTGAAAGGCGCGGCGGTATCGGTGGCATCCCACCCCGCAGCGGCGGCGATCCTCGACGGCGCCAAGCGGGAGGTGTCCGTTTTCCGGCGCATCGTTCGGAACAACCCGGATGGCCTCCTCCTCAAGGGGCGTCTGGATATCGTAGCCGTGGACTCCCAAGGGGCGACCACCATCGGCGACATCAAGACCACGGAGGACGCATCGCCCGAAGGCTTTGCAAAATCCATCGCGGCTTTTGGCTACGCGCAACAGGCGGCGTATTACATGGACCTTCTGGAAGCGAGTTTCTTCCTGTTCATCGCGGTCGAAAAGGTCGCGCCTTATGCGGTCGGGGTTTATTGCCTCGACGCCGAGAGCATCGCCCTCGGTCGGGAAAAGAACACCCGGCAGCTCGACCTATTGGAACAATGCCAGGAGTCGGGAATCTGGCCTGCCTACTCGCAGGAGATCGAAACCATCACCCTGCCCCGCTGGGCTAAGTAATTATGGAAGATTACAACGACATCGAGCTTGAGGAGGCCAAGGCGCTTGTGGGCGACATCCTCGAAACGCACTGGGTCGGCATCCTTCGGGCGGTCACTGACAGCGAGGACCAAAACGGCAGCGTGAGCATCGCGGTGAAGCTCGACCACAGCGGGCCGACTCGAAACCTCAAAGTTCGCCTCTCGTATGCGGTCAAGACCACCGACGAGAGCGAGAAGAATGTGCGCAACCCCGACCAGCAGGAGCTTGCCATATGACGATGCAACTTGAGCTTTTCCGCCCAAAGAAGGGCGTGCCGAAGATCACGCCGGAGCGTGTTGAGGTTTTTGTGGAGCGGCTGGCTCGCGCCGGGACATGGGTCTCGGCGCGGGCCTTGGAGGAACCGGACTGCAACGACCGCACGATCCGGGCATTAGCCAACGCCAGCGGGGGGCGAATCATTTCCGGTCAGCGAGGCTACAAAGCGGCATCGTGTGCGACCTGTGACGAGATAGCCCACGCCGCAAACTGGCTGGAGCACCAAGCACGGGAAATGACGCAACGCGCGACTGAGATCCGCCGCGCAGCGATTTACTGCCGAGCATGAAATCCATCACCTTCCAAGTTTTTGCCGAGCCGAAAGGCCAACCACGGCCCAAAGCCTTCGCCCGCAATATGGGAGGAGGAAAATTCGCCGCTCGCGTTTACGACCCCGGCACGGCAGAGGCATGGAAAAGCGCCATCGCGGAGGCTGCGACAAAGGCCGGCGCTCAGAACCTCATGGCGGATGGCCCGATTCGGGTCTCGCTGTGGTGTCACTTTGCGCGACCAAAATCCCACCTCACGAGCAAAGGCGCTCTCAAACCAACCGCCCCAGAGTGGAAAACCAGCAAACCGGACGCCGACAACATTTTCAAGGCGGCAACGGATGCCCTGACGCAAATCGGAGTCTGGCGCGACGATGCGCAAATTGTTTCGGCACTCATACACAAAAAATACGCACATGAGCGGTCTGCATCGTGGGCTGAAATCACAATCTCAGAAATGAAATGAACGAAATCCTACAAGAAAACAAACGCCTTCGGGCCGAGGTAGATCACCTTCTTATCGAAAACATGGAGCTAACCGCAGTCATCCGGGCGCTACGCAAGAACGCCCGCGAGGATGCGGCGACCATTGAGACAACGAAGCGGGAATTATGGCTCTGGAAGAACGGCAAATACGAAAAGAGCACGGAGGGAGCAAATGATTAAGGCGAGCATCAATGTCACCAAGATCGAGAAGACCGAAATCTATGTCGGCAAAAACGGGAAATATGTCGGGCTGGCATTATTTGCCAACAAGGGCGGGCCTGACCAGTTTGGCAACGATGGCTTTGTAACGCAGGAGATTTCCAAAGAACGGCGGGATAATGGCGAGCGTGGCCCGATCATTGGAAACTGGAAGTATCTCAAAAAGGCCAGCGTTCCAGCAGGAAAACCGCAAGGACCGGCTGACCGATACCAAGGCCGGACACACGACGACACGGGGGAGGAAATACCGTTTTAATATGGCCGGTGAATGGATCAAAGTAGAGTTGCACCTACACGAAAAGCCCGAGGTTTTTCAGATAGCAACGGCCACAGGAATGGACCCCGATACGGTAGTGGGAAGGCTACTCAAAATATGGGGCTGGGCGTCACGAAATTGTCACGCTGATGGCGTGACACATATCGCGGCACTCGCGCATTTGAACAAAATTGCAGGAAACGAAAGATTTGCAGAGAGCATGCAAGAAGCGGGCTGGCTTGAGCTGAAAAACTCGAAAATCATCTTCCCGAACTTTGACAGGCATTGCTCGCAAAGTGCTAAGGAAAGAGGGCTTGCCTCCATGCGGAAGGCTAAGGAAAGAGTCACGAAAATGTCACGCTCAGACCGTGACAAAAGTGTGACCAGAGTAGAGAAGAGAAGAGAAGATATTACTACAGACCTACCAACGCGCGAGGAGCCAGTCGGCGACCTTGAATCAGAAAACGCGGAATGGTTGGAGAACATGCGGCGGAATTTCCCTGACCGCGATGTCGATGGCGAGCTGAAGACCTTTCAGCGTTACTGCGCCAGCAAAGGAACCGCAGCAAACCAACGGGGCTTTTTCGGATGGCTCAAAAAATCCAGCCCGGCAATCCCCGCTCAAAAATCACAGTGGAGCTATTGACCGACATGCAAACGATGACAACACGAGACTGCGCGGACTGCGCAACGGGGTTTACTCCGCATGATGTGGAGTTCGGCGGAAGGACGATCTTCACGCAGACACGCTGCGAGGCTTGCCAAGAACGGGCCTGCAAGGCGTCGGAGGACGCCGAAAGGGTCAAGATAGCGGAGGCGAAGAAAAAAGCGCGGGAAGACGCCTTTCTGGCGATTTGCCCGCCTCTCTACCGCGACACCGACCCCGAACGAATCCATGCCCGCTTTCGAGAGGCGGCTTTCACCTGGACCTGGAACCCTGTGGGAGTCGGCTTCGTGGGGATGGCTGGCAAGGGGAAAACACGGGCGGCTTATTTGCTCATGAACCGGATGGTGCAAGCAGGCCACCGATGCGCGGCGATGACCTCGACCACCTTCGGGAAAATATGCGTCGATCAATTCGCCGATGACAAGGCACGCAAGGCGCAAGCGGAGAAAGACCTCCGCGCATGCTACACGGCAAGCGTGTTTTTTCTCGACGACCTCGGCAAGCAACGCATGACCGAGAGGGGAGAAATGGAGCTTTACGCCGTGCTGGAACACCGCACGGCCAACATGTTGCCGACAATCTGGACGGCCAACGCCAAGAGCGATGTCCTTTGCAAAATGTTCAGCGAGGACCGAGGCGAGCCGATCATGCGGAGGCTCATCGAGTTCTCACGCATCACAGCGGTATGGAGGGACGGACAATGAATCAAATAAAATGTTGGACTTGCGATGGATCGGGAATCGAAAGCCGAGCAAACATGAACACGGCGGGAATTGATATCAAGTGTCGCCGGTGCAATGCAACCGGCCAATGTCCCGAAATCATGCGCGAATGGGAAAAAATCGGCGAAAAATACAAGAATCAACGGAGAGCAGAAAGAAAAACCATCCTTCAACTCGCTCGGCAAATCGGATGTTTGCCTTCCGATCTATGCAAAGCCGAGGCCGGAATCATTAACCCAAGAGAAATCTACAAGGAGGGCGAGAAATGAGCGCCACGCCTGAGACGGATGCCTTGTGGCGGGAAATGACCACCGGCAACTACCAGCCGAGTTGGTGGGTTGCGGCAGAGCGTATGCGCGACCATGCAAAGCAAATGGAGCGCGAGCGCGACGAGGTGAGAGCGGAGCTATCCTTGAAATGTCAATCCGTGACAATCGCAAGTGGAACCATTTCCGACCTACTCAAAAAAAGCGAGCGTCTCGAAAAACAGATCGAAGGTTTGAATAATTTTGCCAACGAAAGGTTTGATGAGATTCAGCGGGTTAGGCGCGAGCGTGACGAGGCGAGAGCAGAGCGCGACATCCTGCGGCTTGAGGCCCAACGCGAGGCCGAACACCACGACCGAATGGTTGGCGAACTCGAAAAGGTTTACAAAGAGCGCGATGAGGCGCGAGACGCAATCCCCGCTGGCGAATGGGTGGCATACGCTGACCATCAGAAAATCCATGACGCTGCGAGTCGCCTATTGGTTGCGATCAACAAACAACTGCCAATCGGGTGTTTTATATTGATAAACAGCGAATATCACAGACTCCAAAACGCGATTTACGGCAGGGATGACGCGAAATGAGCGAGGAAGCCATGACCTCCTGCCTCCAACGCATCGCAACCGGCGACCAAGACGCGATGGCCGAGCTTTTCGCCCTCACCCAGCCAGAAGTCACCCGCATCATCGCGTCCATCGTCCCGGCTGACGATGCCGGCGACATTTACCAGACCGCCATGCTCAAGGTATGGCAGAAGGCCGGAACATTCCGCGCCGGTGCGCCGGTCATGCCGTGGCTCATCGGCATCGCCCGCCGAACTGCCTTTGACCTCCTGCGCACTCGGAGGCGTCGAGTCGCCCTATTTGAAAAAAATAACGACTCGGAAGGCTCTCTCGTGCCGTCATTAAAAGAAGACCGGCGCGAGATACGCCAACACCTGGACAACTTACCAGCCATGCAAAGTAAAATCATCCGCTTGAGCTTTTTCAAAAACCTCCCTCTGAAAGACATCGCCGCACAGGAAGGAATCACGCTCAACCAAGCCCGAACTCTTCGCCGCAAAGCCCTTAACACGCTGAAAGAAAGCCTCAACCTTGAAAATCTCCTCGACTAAATACAAAGACGGCACAGCTCACCACGCTGCCCGTGGTTATGTCGTGCTATGGGCAACGCTCATGGCTCACGCCAAGCCAAACCATCGCGGCTCTATCGCCGAGATCAGCCGCGAGATGATGGAGGCAATCGACCTCGATGAGCAACGCCAGGACAAAGGGGAGGCGCATGAACTCTGAAATCCCTCTACCACCAACGGCTCAAGTCGTTGCCGATGTCATCGGACGCGATGCCACGCTGGCCCTTGCCATGTCCTGCCTCTATCGCTGCCTTTATGTGCCAAAGGGAAAGCTGGCCCCGGACAGCTATCTCGTGCGCACAATCGGAGAAGAGAAGGCCAAGCTCATGCAAAGGGAGTTCTGCGGGATGCTCTTACCGCTGGCAACCTGCCACCACATCGCCGTCTTTGAACGCCAGCAACGCATCCGTGCTGCCGTAGCAGAAGGAAAGACACACGCGCAAGTTGCAGTCGCGTATGGACTCACGGTCAAATGGGTGCGCAACCTCTGCGCCCGCAAGCCAGACGAGTATCGCTATCCACTCAAAGCCTACGACCAGCCACCAGCCGGGGGGGTATTAGTTACTCCTGACGGGGGTAGGGAGCGGGTATGCGGAAACTCGCAGAATTTGGTTAGAGATTGACCAAAAAACCGCAGTTTGCTTTTCAAATGAAACAACAAAACTACCAGATTGAACAGATCGAAACGGGGAGTCTCATTCCCTACGCACGCAACGCCAAAAAGCACGATGCCGCACAGGTGGGAAAAATCGCCGGAAGCATCCGAGAGTTTGGATTCAACAACCCGGTGTTGATCGATTCGGAGAACGGAATCGTTGCCGGTCATGGTCGCGTGCTTGCCGCGCAGAAGTTAGGGCTGGCATCCGTGCCGTGCCTCCGGCTCTCGCATCTCACGGACTCGCAACGCCGCGCTTACATCCTCGCCGACAACCGACTCGCAGAGATAGGCGGCGGGTGGGATGAGAAAATGCTTCTGGAGGAACTGAAAAACATTGAGATCAGCGGGATTCATGCGGAATCAATCGGATTTTCTGAGTCGGACATCAGCGAGTTGGCTTCAGCACTTGAGGCAGACGATGAGACTTCAAACGAGATCAAACCGGAAAAACTGCCGCGAGCGATTCAGTTGGAACCACCTAAAGAGTATGCAGTCATCATGTGCGAAAACGAAGAGGAGTGGGAAAAGCTAAAGGTCTCTCTCGATCTAAAACCAGTCCGTCGCGGAGGTTACAAACAAGGATCGGCATTCGATGCGGTAGGCACTCAAAGAGTTGTCAAAGCATCTCAATTTTTTGAAAAACTAAATGATCATAGCAATACCAAGTAAAGGAAGAGCGGGGCGCACAAAAACTTTAAGCGTATTGCCTAACGCAACGCTTTTCGTGCCTGCTCTGGAGGCTGAAAGCTACAGGCTAACAGGTGCAAAAAATGTCATAGGCGTGCCGGATGATGTAAGAGGCATCACAAAAACGAGAAACTGGATTCTAAAAAACACGGACGACCCTCACATTGTGATGATCGACGATGATGTTAAGGCGTGCGGATGGTGCAAGTTTTCAGAGACAGCAGGGAAAACAAAGAACCTAAAAGAAAACGAATGGAAGAATGAATTTTTTCGGCTTTTTGAACTGACAGAGGATTTAAGGTTCTCGGTCTGGGGCATAGCAACACAGAGCGCAAGAAGATCAATTTACCCATACAAACCTTTTTTATGGAGAAGTTACCTTACGGCTTCATGCATGGGGATTCTTAACGACGGCAGAACGCTATTCGATGAGAGTTTTCCAGTGAAGGAAGACTATGAGTTGAATTTGCGATGCATAGTTAGAGACGGGGGCATCGTGGCGGCGCGTCACATTTATTGGGAAAATAACCACTGGCACGACGAAGGCGGATGCCACGACTACAGAACGCAAAAGCTGGAAGCGGACTGCATTAAAAAACTGGAAGTCATGTATCCTGGAATGATCAAGGTGACGAAACGAGCAAACTCGGAATTTTGCATTGCAATCACGGTATGACAAAAAACGACCCAGCAGAAACGAGCGTGCCGAGCGGAACACTGGCAAAGTTGTTCAACATCACCGATGTAAGAATCCAGCAACTTGCAAAACTTGGAATCGTCACAAAAGCCGCCCGTGGTCGGTATGAGCTTTGGCAATCGATTCGCGGATATGTGAGGTATCTCCAAGACCGAGCAGCAGGGAAAGGAATGAGCGGGGATGGTGATGAAAGCAACTACGAGGTGCAGCGCACTCGCGTCTACCGAAACCGCGCCGACATTTTGGAAGCACAATCGCAAGCGATCCGTGGAGAACTTCACGACGCAGCTTGCATTGCTGAGGTGATGGGTGAGGGGCTGGCTAACCTCCGGGCGAAAATGCTGGCAATCCCGACAACGGCAGGGCCAAGAGTTGCAGACGAAAGCGATCCGAACAAATGCGCGGCAATGATCGAGACGCTGATTCACGAGGCGCTGATGGAATGCTCGAAATACAACGGACGCGAAGTGATCAACCGCTACCTCAAACGCCATGAACCTGCCCCAGAGGAAGAGACGGGCGAGGGATGGGAGACATGACCGCCGAGCGAGGCGACATCGCGGCAGACCTCACCGCCGGCATCTGGTCAGCTTTGGCCCCCCCTCCCAAGTGGACGATTTCCGAGTGGGCAGACCACCGTCGCAAACTCAGCGGCGAGGCGGCAGCGGAGAAGGGGCAGTGGCGAACCAACCGCGCGGAATACCAGCGCGGCATCATGGACGCCGTTGCCGATCCGACCATTGAGCAAGTTGTCGTCATGTCATCGGCACAGGTGGGGAAAACGGAAATCCTCCTCAACTGCATCGGCTACTTCGTGGATTTTGACCCCTCGCCCCTCATGCTCGTGCAGCCGGACGAGGCCATGGCAGAGACATTCAGCAAAGACCGTCTCGCGCCAATGTTCCGAGACTCGCCCAGCCTCCGCTCGAAAGTGCGCCCCGCGAAGACCCGCGACAGCGGAAACACGATCCTTCATAAACGATTCCCCGGTGGGCATGTCACGCTTGTGGGTGCGAACGCCCCCAGCGGCCTCGCCTCTCGCCCGATCCGCATCCTCCTGCTTGACGAGGTGGACCGCTACCCCGCCAGCGCGGGAACCGAAGGCGATCCGGTAAACCTCGCCATCGCCAGAACAAAAAATTTCTGGAACCGGCGCGTGGTCATGGTCTCGACCCCGACCGTCAAGGGCTTGTCCCGCATTGAGCGTTCCTATGAGCTTTCAGATCAACGGCATTTCGTTGTTCCTTGCCCGCACTGCCAGCACCCGCACCCGCTCCGGTGGGGAAATGTCGTCTGGCCGGAGGGCCGCCGCGACCTCGCAACCCTCCGCTGCCCCGCTTGCAACGGAACAATCACCAGCGCGCAAAAAAACCAAGCCGTCGCAAAATGCGCTCCGCTGCCAGATGGAACAAAGCCGATTGGAAATGATGGACAACCTTTAGGGTGGCGAGGGAGAGCACCGTTTACCCGCATCGCGGGCTTCCATCTCAACGAACTTTATTCCCCCTGGCGAAGCATCGCAGACATCGCCATCGAGCACGGGCGGGCGAAAGACGATCCCTCAACCCTGCAAGTGTGGATCAACACCTCGCTTGGTGAAACATGGGAAGAGGGCGGCGAACGCATCAGCGAGCATGCCCTCATCGAACGATGCGAACCATACCCTCAGGCGGATGTTCCAGCCCGTGGGTTGATCCTCACGGCAGGCGTCGATACACAGCAAGACCGTCTCGAAATCGAAGTCGTCGCATGGGCAGGCGGCGAAGAAAGCTGGAGCGTGGCTTACCATGTCATCCTCGGCGACCCCGACATCCCGGAGGGAACGGCAGGCAGTCCGTGGACGCACCTCACCGACTACCTTCGCAAGCGGTGGACCTCCGAGGCAGGCGGCGAAATGGTCATCGAAACCACCTGCATCGATACCGGCGGCAGCAACACGCAGGCCGTTTACGGCTATGTCAAACGCCACAAGGGCGACCGAGTTTACGGCGTGAAAGGGCAAGGCGGACCCGGCTTGCCCATCGTCGGCAACCCCGCCCGCCGCAGGGCAGGAAAGAAAACCACACGCCCCATCGATGTTTACATTGTCGGCGTCGATTCCGCGAAGAGCATCGTTTACAAACGCCTCCGCATCACGGAACCCGGCTCTGGATATTGCCACTTCCCGCAAGGGCGCAGCGCCGAGTATTTCAGAGGGTTGACCGCAGAGAAAGCCGTAACGAAATTTGTAAAGGGATTCCCCCGGCTGGAGTGGCACAAGACATCCGGCGCACGGAACGAACCTCTCGATTGCCGGGTCTACGCCTTCGCCGCCCTCGTCCTCCGCGCCCCGCAGTTTGACAAGCTCGCCCTACGGAGGCGGCAGACCATGCCCGCGCCCAAGCCCGCCGAGGTGGAGCAGCCCCCTCCGGTGGAACTCCCCGCAGAAGACACCCCCCGTCCCGATCACAACAATGCCGCGAAACGCAAGCGCACCACGCGCCGCGCTTCCTTCGTGCATTCATGGTGACAATCACAGCAGGCGAAACATTCAATGTGACGGTATCGGCAGACCCCGCCGCGACCGTCCTTGTGCAATTCGCTGGAATGCAATCGCGCAATGTCGCCGCCACCGGCACGGCAGGCACCTTCACCGCCGCCGCGAATACGAGCGGATGGATACCAGGGCATTACATCTGGGAAGCATGGGCAACGGTCGCCGCGCACCGCGCCCTCGTCGGAACCGGTGACCTCCTCATCCGCGAATCCGCTGCCACACTCGCACCCGGTGCCGAG